GTATCTTACAAAAGCTATAAACTTTTTTAATCTTCCTTTTAATTTTTTTCATTAAAACTCCTAATAGTAGTTGTATTCTTTTGGAGGTCTTTCCTCATTATCAACATGATCAGAGTATAACTCCACAAAATGTCCTTGCCTATATCTTAACATAGCTTGAGACATACTGTCCACATAGTCATCGTTTGCTCCGTTAGGAAAAGCTGCACATTCATCAATAACATCATCTGCAAATTTTTCACCAAAGGGAAACCACACAGCTCCACTTTCAAATATAGGTGCAACAGCATTTACTCTTGTATGTTTATCATTACCTTTAGTTGGTGTAAAGGGTACAACAGGAATACCCATTCTACGAAATTCTTGTGTCAAGGGCTCACCACTAGCTTTTTGTTCTATTACAATTGTTTCGGGTTCCCAATACTTATAAGCATCTAAAGCTACTACTTTAAGTTCTGGAAAATCATACTTGCCCCGTATCGCATCTAACAAAATTATATTAGGTGTCACTTCGTCTGGGTAAAACACCCCCCATGTCGTTATTGCAGAATAGTCCGCAGTTTCTTTTTTACTAAAGGCTGTATCATAACTTTGTATCACATGAATTAAATTAGGTATGTTTTCTCCTTCCCAAGGTTGCCACCATTCACGTTTTATTATAGCTCCCTCATCAGAAGTAGGTTCTTGCATATACTGAGCAGACCAGTTTCTAATCGGTACTGAAGCTTTTATTTTTTCTAATTCTTCTAGGTTCCAATATTCAGGCCATACTGGGTTCCCTGAATCGAGAATCGCAGGAAAAGAAATTTGTTTCCAATTGTCAGCTTTCGGTTCTGTTTGAGCCTTGAGTAACCTGCCAGTCAAATCATCCTCGGCCCATCTCGTCATTACCAACAAAATAGAGCCTCCTGGTTGCAGTCTTTGTCTGGGTCCCGAAGTATACCACTCATATGCACGACCCATAGCAACATCAGACATAGAATCTTGTTCCGTGTGTGGATCATCAATAATCAATAAGTCAGCTCCACGACCCGGGATAGACGCTCCGACGCCAGCTGCATAGTATTCACCACCATGACTAGTTTCCCATCTACCTTTTGCCTTGGAGTCCTCACGAAGTCTAACGTCTCCAAAAATTTGTTTATACTCTGGTGAATCAATAATGTTACGAACCTTAGAACCGAACCTTACTGCAAGTTCTGTATTGTGAGAAACTTGCATAATTTTTAATTTAGGGAACCTTCCTATAATCCAAGCAGGAAAGTACACAGATGCAAATTCAGATTTAGTATGTCTTGGGGGCATATTTATAATGAGCCTCCCTTTTCTTAATGAAGCTATCTTTGTAAACTCATTAGCTATTATTTGATGATGTCCTAACTTTTTTGGATTGTCAGTTTTACGGTATATAAAGTCTGGCCATACCTCTTTAACAAAATATAAAAAATTATCTTGGCACAGTTTTACATGCTCAATCCATTTCTTTTCTACTTCGAGCCTCAGTTTTTCTGTGGTAAGTAAACTTGGTTTCATAAAATATATATACACGACTCTAGACGTTTTGCAAAGTTTTACATGTATTTACCTTGCCCCAAGCTCCCCTCCTCAACGAGGGGAGCTAATCCCTAAACGGGATTAGAACGGGGCGAGAACGTAGTTTAAACGGGCTTTGAGCCTTGTTTGAATCGGTTCATAACTTGTTTGCCTCTTAATTTACTATAGACACGTTTCCAATAGTCTATAGCATCTGTGGATACGTCACTATTATTTAATTTAATAATGTGTGCTTGTACTCTGATCATCTTACTAGCTAAATTTAAATCATGAGTAGCTTTTTTCAAAGCTACTACATCTTTTAATAAGTCTTTATTACTATACATACTAATTACCTCCATTTAATACCACTTGCAATTCAGCAAGATAGTTGTTTACTTTATTTCTTAAATCATTAGTAACTTGATTATTAGGATATTGTGCATAAATCTCAACGATTGCTTTTTCTAATGCACTACAGATTAATTGATAGTTGATCTGTGTTCTTTGTTCATCAGTAATTGAGTTAGCTAACTCTGTCACTCTCGAAGGAGTGACAAGGTTAGTATTGTTTATTAAATCTAGTACGCTCATTATTTCACCTCTATATAATTGATTGCACTACCTTCTACGTTATCAGTAACAATAGTAGTAGATATTCTCTCTACCATATAGTCTTTTGACAATTCAACATTCTCTTTTTGAAAGGTAGTAGAATCAAATCTAAAGGCTTTAGTTATAACACTTTGAATATAGCCTTTTATATTTGGTAATAGTTTGAAAGTAAAAGTTGGATTGTCTTTTAATTCCTTCTTAACTTCTGCTAAAAGTCTTGTTCTTTCTTTTTTGTATTTCTTGTAATTAGTATCAGCAATTACAAAAGAATACATTAATTCTTCTTGTTGTAGTATTTTAGAGTGTGCGTTATTTTTTAATTTAAGTTTTTTCAATGTTACCTCCGTTAAAATATTATTGATTAACTTACTTATAATTATAATGTAATTAACGGATAACGCAACCTTTATTTTACATTAATTCAAATTTTTTTATTACAGCAATTCCTGGATTTTGGAAATGCAGCTGGCGTGAAAATTTTTTCTGTGTTCACGTCATATGATTCTCACGCGAACGGGAACGGGAGCTGCCCAGGGAACTGGCTGGCCAGCCAGAAAAAACCAGGAGCAACTGCCGTCCATCTTCACGGGAACGGGAACGGGCTTTCATGTCCAATATAATATGAAAAGAGAGAGTGCTAAGTAAAACACTCCCTCAATGAATAGACTAAACAAGTCTACTGCAAATATTAACAAATCTTAAACCCTCCAGACTCACGACAAAACATTATAAATTCTTTCACATTGTCCTCTTTAAAAGGGTAGTGTGCTTTCCAATCTGTCATTTTATTAATATCATTCCATTGACTGTTGAAAGGTTCTGGATAATTAATTGGAACAATGTCCTTCTTACCAGTTTTGTCTATAACAATTTTTTTTAATTCATCTAGCTTACCTTGAAGTATTTTATTATTCTTTTCTGCTTTCTTCATTTCTTTAGAATACTTCTGTTCTAGTCCTTTAGTAATTCCAATCTTGACAGATTCTTCTAATAAATTAGCAATGGTTAAGGCTTGTTCTTCACTAACTTCAAAGCCTCCGTTATTATGCCATTCTGATTTTTCATCATCTGTAAACATTCCCTCAGTTACTTCTAGTACATAATCTGCTAATGGTCTCCACCACCACACGTTGTTCCTAAAGTAATGTCCTTTATTAGTTTGATTGAACTTTTCTCTTTCTTCAAAATATTTTTTTGTTTCTTCTTTAGAAGGATTCTTGTCCCAATCTATTATAGGTTGTTTGCTTTTTAATTTTGGTTTTAATCCGTAAATATCAAATCCCATTTTAAACTCCGTTAGTTAGTTAAAATATTATTATACTATATATAACGGCTAATGCAAAACAATTTTTTTCTATGTGTTGTGTCCAAACCGAAAGTTAATTAGTTTTCCCGCCCCGCCAGCTCCCGGGCAGCGCCAGTTAACCGAACCCCAAACCCGAACCAAACGGGAACGGGAACGGGAACGGGAACGAGATTTAGATTGCTCTAGTTATATCATTTTCATCTGTTTCAAAATGAACAACTTGATGTAGTTTGTAGTGGTAATTATGTCTTGGTTTGTTGTCCAATAGACCTTGTCCTTTCTTCCGATTACCTTTAGTAATCTTCACCCACATCTTCTCGTGAACTTGTCGCTTCCCCTCATTGATGGGTGGAAAGTAACAATATATATGCGTCTTCGGTACTCGTGAGTTATTTTTTATCTCTCGGTAGACATCTAGCCCATGTTCTTTACAAGAGTAGATGATATTTTTATCTTCTTCCATTTTTTTTCCTCCGTTAGTTATCCGTTAATTATACTACTTTTTTGTTTCTTGTCAAACGTACAACCGTACATTCGTTTCCGTCCCGTGCGTCCCCTGGCCAGCGCAGCCAGCTTGTCTGCAAAAAAACAAAACCCCAGGCGAAACGGGAACGGGAACGGGCTTTTAAAATATTAAACCCACAACCACGATTAAAAGAACAAAACCTACAAGTGACACCAACTTAGGTGCCACCATGTAAGAGGCGAAGAGCCCACATAGAAATAATATCATATTAATAATTCCTAATTAATAGACGGCCCTTTGGAAGATCGCCTACCCAAGTCTTGCCCCTTAGGTCATCCAACGACTCAACTTCGTGCTCTTCTTGAAGGTCCTTAAAGCTCTCGTATTCTGAATAGTCGCAACAAAAGCCTATAGGGTCATATTCTACCTTTGGGTTGATCTCTGTCTCCCATTCGTAAATTAACTGCCACGCCTCGTAGCTGAACTGCTTCCAGCGTGAGTGCTGACGCACATGTTCTAAAAATTGTGTTTCGCATAGTGTTTGTATCATTTTTATATTCTCCGTTAGTTATAGGTTAAGCGTAAACCAGTGAGCTGCAGCTGTCAACAAAAAAAACCTCCTGGGAAAGAATAAGCAAAAGTCCACGTTTTCTGGGTTTTTGTGCAGGCGTTTCCGGAGCTGGCGGGCTGGCAGAGCTGGAAAACGGTTTAAAAAACCCCAGTTTTCTGGGGTTAACGGGAACGGGAACTGCCGTTTCCCGCAGGGCCAGTTGCTGGCTGCTGGCCATCCAGGTAGATCCAATTTGAAATTGTGAGAACGGGAACGGGAACTACGGGAACGGGAACTACGATCCCGGGCTCACGGACTTCGAGAATTTTAGGAGGTTCATGCAAGAGGGGCCAGTTCATAATGAAACAAATACCACCAGCTCTCTTATGTTTTAAATGCCACACAGTTTGATACTTTGACAACCCACTATTCTTAGCTTGGTTTGCTTTTAATTCTAACCAAAAATTATATCCTTCATAAACACAATAAACATCAGGTATTCCGTTGATTGTGGAGCTTTCTATTCTCATAAAATGAGCGTAATCGTTTTGCTTTTGAAAAAGGTTAAGTTTATTCCAAATTTTTTTTTCGGTTAACCTTTTTGGTTTCTTTTTTACTTGGCGTAATATCAATGATTGTACCCCCATCATTTATCTTATTTTCTAATTCTTTTAGTCTATTTTCTAATTGTTCCCTACTCATACCCTCTAAAGTTGAGTGTAAAACTTCTTTTTTATCAACAAATTGTCCAGCCAATTGACCCGATCTAAACTCTGCATTAATTGCTCCAGTGTATTGACCTTTTTGTTCTGCTCCATCACGTAACCTTTCAAAAGTTTTATATCTTCTTAATTTATCTTTTTCATATT